AAGTGTCTGTCCGTTCGGGAGCTTGATTGTAATGTTCGGTACTGCAAGGCTCTTTGCTTCTTCCTTGAAAATAGTTGTAAAGAAAGGTACAACAACAACACCGTGAAGCTTGTCACCGCTTTTGTTTTCGTAATCTTCAATTGCAGTTTTCATCTTTGCCCTTGATGAATTTAGGCGAGATTTTACTGTTCCCTCTGAAATTTCAAGTGCCTGAGCAATTTCGGCAATTGACAGCTCGTTGAAATAGAACATCAAAACAACCTGATACTGATTGAATGAAAGTGTGTCTTCTATAATCTGTAAAAGCACCTTTCTTTTTTCGGCTTTGTTTATGTACTCTTCGGGGAGCATTAACTCATCTGTTTCAGTTTTCGCAATCAGAACTTCATCGTCAATCTGATATTCCACCTTTCCTTTCAATTTATTTTTGCTTTTGTTTGTTGCTATTGCCGTGAGCCAACCGCAAAATTTTTCTTCATCTTTGAGTGTATCAAGTTTTAAGAATGCGGTGATGTAGGTTTCCTGCATTATGTCTTTTGCGTTTTCTTCGTCTTTGAGCAAAGAAACGCAAGTGAACCATACATCATTGCTTGTAAGTTTATACAGCTTATCAAATGCTTTTTTATTGCCGTTTTTAGCACTCAATACAAGCTCTTTGATTGTTTTCATAATATTTCCTCCTTTATAATTTTTTTGCGTTTCTATATATTAGACAATTGAAATGTCAAAAAGGTTCATTTTTTGCGAGAAAAAATTAAATTTTATTAAAACTTTTTATTTTTCATTAAAAAAAGGGTACATAGACAAGCTACGCACCCGAAAAACACATAGCCCTTTTGTCGCCAAACAAATTCAACGCTTACTACAAGTATGCTGAAATAGAGCCTGCATTTTTTACCGAAATAAAAAATACACACTTGTGTAAGCATTATAATTAAATTTGTTTGGCATTTTTATTTTAGCATACAATATGTGAAAATTCAATATTTTTGTAAAATAACTTTCAAAAATTATATGAATGAAACTGTAAAATTTGAAGTAATTTCAATTTTAGGGGGAACAACTTTTCAGCTGTTCCCCTTTTTTGTCAACTGTGTAATGTTGGAGTTTTGTTTTCGCTTTGATTATACTTTTCAGAACCGAACATATCACGGATTTCATCAAGCGTTAATTCTCGTTTGCTTTTCTTGCGGTACGGCTCTGTGTGGTAATACCAAGCCTGTTTTTTGTGAGCGTATCGGAATTTTAATTCTTTCAACACTTCTTTGTGTGCTTTGGTGTTTCCCGATACCCACAACCAAGTACCGCAAATTTCAACCTCAATGTCCGAAAGGCTTGTAAGCACATTGATTATATTTATAAATTCCTGCGGTGTTTCCGTTGTTTCTTTGGTGTAGGTTTCGCCCTCTGAATTTGTATGTATATTTTTCAGGCGTTCCCACAAAATCTCATATTCGTTTTGCATTACCTTAAATTCTTCTGTATCACCGCCTAAATCGGGGTGAAGCTGTTTAGCTAATCTTCTGTATTCCTTTTTGAGGTCTTCTGCTGTGTTACAGTTTGTAAAGTATTTCATAATGGTTTCTCCTTTGAAAGTTAATTTCAATTAAAATTTATATTCGGTAATTCTGAATTGGTGGGCTTTTAATAAGTCCGATTTAGATATTCACGCTGTATTTTTCACTCCTTTCTGATTTTTTATATTCGTTTAAATCGTCATCGTATGGGCTTTATGAGCATTAAAAGCGTAGCGAAATTTCATAAGTCAAGAAGCAAGTTTACGATACGCCGTAGGGCAATTCTTTACTTATAAAATAAGCGTAGCAAAATGTGAAATTAAAGCCTACGGTGACGATTTGAATATAGAAAACAGTTAAGGCTTGTGAGCGTGAATATCGGCAAAAATCGGACAAAAAAATAACGCTATGGCAAAATAGCCATAGCGAACCTTATAAAATAAACCGCAGAAAATATAAAATTCCCTGCGGTTTCGTTATGATTAGTTACAAATATCCCAAAATTCGCAACTCCATGTGTTTTTATATAATCAAGAACTTCAAAGATTGCTTTAGAGGTTCAAAAAATATGAAGGAGGATTTTTTATGAATAAAAAATCTTTTAGGGTGGTACTGCTCACCTATTTTGCAGTAGCTTTTTTCGTAATTATGGCTTTCGGCTCTGAATATCTTTCAGAGTGCAACAAACTCGGAATACCGTTTTCTTTGTCAGGAGCAGTAAGTTATTTGCTGACAGGGTTTATCTGCCTAATTGCAATGACTGTTTTGGTTGTGGTTTTCTTGTTGGTATTGGAATTGAGCGACAGAAAATCTATCAAATCTGCTCTTCGCTTAACAGCTAATTTTGCTTCAAACAAAGCAAGAATGAAAGTTGTAAATAGCGTTTATCCGAGCTTACTTTACTTTTTGTATGATGTATTACAGAGCAACAACGAGTTTTTAAAACTTCCGCTTGGTAAAGATTGCAGTTCTCTCTTAAAAGAGGGGTACAATCCACTATGTGTTGACAACTGTATTTTTTACACCTTTCAGATTATTATGCCAAAAAAATCATATGACTTTGATGAAGATACATTAAAGCAAATTATCCAATCGTATATTGAAGCTCAATTGCTTAATTACGGCATGGTTAATTTACCCTCATACTACAACAGCAAATCCTACGGTATGATACCGAGCGTATATATTGAAAAGGTTGTATATAACGAGGAACAGCATTTACTAAAATTTGCCGTGATGTATATTAGCTGTGAAGATGATGTAAGGCATTATATCAAATCCAAAAAGAGAGATGAACAGCTGAATATAACAACAGATAAGGTGTATGACGATGAGGTTTGATAGCAGTAAATTAACTGTCGGTGTAGATTTATCTATTCTTTCACAGGGTGTAAAAGTGCCTGTTACGGTGGACTTTTCCTCTGTACCTCATATGCTGATAGTAGCACCAAGCGGAAGCGGTAAAACTTATCTTCTAACATACATATTAGGTCAAATAGCAAAGAAGTCTGTCAAATTGATTTTGGCAGACTTTAAAGGCATTGACTTTATTGAGTTTAATGACTGTCGGAATTACTATAAGCATAATTCTGTCGGTGAAGCTGTTGACTGTGTTTTTGATGAATTACAAAACAGAATGGCAAATGCAAGTGTAAATTCAGAATATGAACCGATTTATTTATGTATTGATGAGTGGTCGGGTTTCCTCAGTTCTTTAGCCGTAAAGAAAGAGCAGGATAACTACAAGCAAAAACTTGCCAACATTCTTATGTTAGGTCGAGGTGCAAATATTTTTATCATTATGTCACTACAAAGAGCCGATTCAACATATATTACAGGACGAGATAACTTTGGCAATGTGGTAGGTCTTGGTACGCTCAGCAAAGAGAGTATAGCAATGGTATTTAATGATAATAAGGAGATGATAGAACCAAAATCAAGGGGCAAAGGATATCTGCAAACTGACGGAAAGCCTTTGAGAGAAATAGTTGTGCCTATGTTACGAAACATAAACGATACAAAAGCCATTATAAAAACAGCTTTATCCCGATAATTATTTATACAGCAAATTGAATATTTATGCACAAGAATAGCTCAATCATTACTCTGATTGGGCTATTTTTTATGCTTTAAAATAAATTGTCGTTTCTTGTGGTTTATGGCAATGTTTTATGGTCGATAAAATAGCGTTTTTTACTATTAGCCAAAATTGCACTATACCCTATAACACATTTCTTTGTACCCTAACACTTTCAAAATCTAAAACCATACCTTTTTTGTCGTGGTTGATACATCTGAACCTTGGTTGAGTATCAATTCTTCCCTGCGTTTCTAACATAAGCACTTATAGAGTGTGTCCTGCACTCTGTGTAAATTTATGACACAAGAAAGTTGTCAATAATTATGCAAAGAAATGCATACAAGAAGGCTATTGGAGAAAGAATACAGCAGTTGAGAAAGGGGCTTAGAAAAGAAGGTTTTAACGGTCAGCCTAAGACTGTAAATGAGTTTCTTGAGTTTTTAAATCCGAAAATTGATGATGATTATGATAATTACGGTGACTATTCGCTTACTGACATTGAATTTAACTATAAAAAGGATTATGTCAGTAAGGTTGAACACGGAATCATTTTTCCGTCCACTGATTTTTTATTTCTCATTCATCTGCGTTTTAATGTTTCTTTAGATTATTTGGTTTTCGGTCATAATTTACCCGAAATTGAAGAATTAAGAAAAATTTGTAAACATTCAGGTAAAAGCAAAATTACCGATTTTTGCTTTAATTTATTAGAGGATAATTCAAAATATGCCGAAGATTTTGATGATGAAGATGAAGATTTTTTTGTTGATTATAGAGCTCGATTAGATGAGGTACGCAAATATTTTTGTACTCATCAACAAATGAAATTGACACAAAAACAGTTCAGCGAATTGTTAGGTGTATCTAAAAACACAATGGACAAGTATCATTCAAAGAAAAGTGATGTTCAGAGCAAAAAGTATACAGATATAAGAAATACTGTTCTTGAGTATCTGATTAGATTTTCGCTCACTACAAAATGTTCATTAGATTACTTATTGTATGGTACATATCTCTTAGAGGGCTTTCCCAGTGAACTTATGGAATTACTTCGTAATTATGACTATGCAAAGCAAACGCAAATCTTGAAGTTGTGGCTTGAAGAAGCAGAAAAATTTTTTAAAAATTCTTAAAAAGGGGTATTTCCTGTCCAAAGTATCCCAAAATTCGCAACTCCATGTGTTTTTATATAATCAAGAACTTCAAATGAAGTTCAAAATAAACAGAAAGGAGATAGCTATGGATATTAAAAATGCAAAAATTGATGTACTGGGTTCTGTTGGCAGTAAGTTATTGTTGATAGATGTTATACCGTCATATGCCTATGTGGATGGACGCCGAACAAGCACGGTTACAGGATATAAGTATATCGTTATTCTTGAGGAAAATAAGTTTGATAGGCTTAGCGTTCGTATTGACGGTGATAAACAGATTGACAATCCTATTGACGGCAACAGCCGTACTTATGTACGCTTTGATAATCTTGAATTATCACTGTATTGGACAAGTGCAGGACATCAGATTGCGGCAAAGGCAAGTGCTATTCATTTAGTTAATGAGAGTCTTAAACCGCAAAAGTAATTGCTTTGCCGTGGGCGGTAGCACCGTCAAGGTGCGAACCGCCTGACGGCAAGTCAATCCCCTCACTTTTAATGAAGGGGATAATATAATTTTATCGAATATGTGTTCGATATTATAGGAGTGATTATATGAATGGATAAAGAATTGAAAGTCGGTGTTGATGAATTTTCTTTAGTTTTCTTTTATCCGATTGATGATGTTTGTAACGATTGGCAAAGTACAGCTTATTCAATGATACAGGAATTTATCTATAAGGCGGACATAGAATTGTTGCTCGGTAAAGTTGTAGAAATGCGTGATAAAAAGCCGCAGGCATATTCACAAGCATTTACTATTGAGAACGCTCCATATTATTTCACTATAGCGTTACACGAAACTTTTGTGCATATGGGAATATTAGTTCGTTTCTCTGCTCACTCTTGGGCAGTATATCAAAAGCGGTATTTTGATTTCTACGGTGAGAATATAAATATCGGAAAATTTTTAAGCAACATTGAAAGTCCGTTATACAGATACAGATTGAGCAGAATTGATTTAACCGCTGACTACAAAAATTATGATTTATCACCGCATAGCATATACAGCAGGTTAAAGGACGAAAGTTTACAGGTGCTTGACTGTAATTATAGACACAGTAAAAGAAAGATTTCTTCTGTCGAAAGAGATTTGGTTACTGAGTCATTCTATATCGGTTCAAGGGCTGAAAACTCACAGTCACTACTTCGGGTTTATGATAAAAAATCGGAACAAATTAGCAACAACGGTTTTCGCCTTGATGAAGCATTGCAGTGCGACAGTTGGGTTAGATTTGAGGCTTCATACAGAGGAAACTATGCTCATCAAATAACCGAGCAATTGGAACATATAACAGATGATGTTTCTGTATCGCAGTTCATTGCAAGCAAAATATGTGACAGATACCGTTTTTATGACCCTCTTAACAGCTGTTTTACTGATTTTACAAACGACCTGCTTAAAATAATTGAATGCAGTAATTTTCACGCTTTGCGTTGTGAAAGTCCTGCTAACAATAGTTTGAATAAAAGCATTCAGCATATTATTTACGGTAGCGGTTTGTTCCCTTTGATATACAAAATCAGCGTTATATGGGGTGAAAAAGCTGTTGCTGAATTTTGGAGTATTCTGTATGAAATATACAAGAAATACCATAAGAAAAAACTTGAAATTAACCCTCAGATAAGGGCTTGGCTTAGAAAGAATTTTCTTAGCTTATCACAGCAAAGTTTATCAGATTGCTTTGTCAGTGTTGACCTTACAAAGATTGATGTTGCCGAGATTATAAAGAAAATTTCTGAAAGTGACAATCCGTTTACACTAACGGCAATAAATACAAGCAGTAACACAGATAATCAGGTAGTATCTGATGAAGAATTTGAACGCACTTTTTATTCAAAGGATATGGAGTGAGATATTGAACCCGAAATACATAAATACCGAGAAACTTAATTTCTTATAAACACACAAATAAAAACCGAAAAACCTAAAAACTGATTACCATAGAAATATGATTATCTTACTTCATATTTTTATATTATAATTTTCTATAAGGAGAATGATTATGAGTGATAATTATATGCTTAATGAAGTAGTAAAGTATTGGAAGCTAACAAATGACCTTTTAGTAGCTTTTGAGGACTTTAACGGTCAAATACAAAAGCATACGGTTCATTTGCCAAAAGAGGGCATTGACACAATTCTTAATATCGGAATCACAACAGGTATTAAAAATTGGTGCGACAGAGTTGATATTTTAGAGGACAAACCGCTTGGGACTTATTATAGTGAACAAGTGTCAAGAGGCGGTTCTCTGATATTTCATGACAAAATTTTTGATAGAGTCGGAGTTATGACTCTTTCGAATTTTCTCCAGTCATATAGCTGTATATACAGTGCGGCAACCTCATACGGTCTTAGTGAGCATTGTATTGACGGTTACTTTTACAATTCACCTCGCATATGTGATTACATCATTCAGTTCGCTTTGTTTGAAGATATACCCTATTTTCACGCAGAAGAAACGGAAGGTGGTAGCATATGAATGATGAGAAAAAGAATATGTGTGATGAAGATGATTCCGATGAAATTCTCGAATATACAGGCGGTAGCGAGCTTAGCGATTTAACCTTTCAGACGGGTTATGAGAACTATTCGCAATGGCGAATAAAAGAGATTCTAAAAGAAGTTGGTTTTAGATTAGAGCCTCTATATGTAGGATACAAAGCTCTTCGATACCGTCCGTGTCAGAGGTATTGGGTAGTAAATATCCTCACAGGAGAAAGAGTAGGCAATTCATACAACGGTTTTAGTTTTGAGGATTTGAGATATGTACTTGCAAGATGTGGATATTCATTGCATAGTCAACATTATAATCCCACCAGAGATAAGGACGGCAGACGCACTTCTTGTAAGGAGTTTCTTGAGCTTGTAGAAAGCCTTCCTGATGAAAAGGAGGACTTAATATGAGTGTAGAGATTAAATTCATCGGTACTAAAGAGGTTGCCGAAGCACTTGGTTGTTCCTTGCCTACTGCACGCAATATTATGTTGAGAGCAGATTTCCCTTTAATACGGGTAGGTAAAAATCTTAAAGTTGAGCTAAATGCTTTTCTTAACTGGTCGCAGAAAAGAAGGGTATGAGCATTTAAAGCATTTACATAATATTTAAGCAACCGTATTGACACAAAAGATTTAAGGCTATACAATACTGATATAGTAAAAATCTTTTGTGCTTTACGGTTGGGAAAGGAACGATTTTTATTAACACAAAAAGCACAAAACCAAAGTCAAAATGTAAGAAACTTGATTACGGTGACGGTTCTGTATACTATGTTAAAAGCAGAAAATGCTTTGCAGGTCAGATAACGCTTGAAATTAACGGTGAGAAAAAACGCAAGACGGCTTACGGTAAAACCGAACGCATTGTTAAGAATAAGTTGCTTGAATATCGTATTCAGGCAAAAGCAGGATTTTTTGACGAACCCGATAACACAACTGTCTATGAGCTTGCCGAAAAAATGATTGAAGAACAATTCTCTCTTAATGAGATTAAGCAAACTTCATATGACCGCAAGAATGAAACATTAAAGTCAATGAGTCCTATTTATGATTTAGCAATGCGTGAGATTACGGAAGATGTAATAAAGCATTTTTTCATTTCTAAAATCTCTTATTCGCAGTCATACTTGGATAAAGCATATCAGCTTTTAAAGTCAGTTTTCAATGAAGCTGTAAGGAAGAAAATTGTTACAGAAAACATTATGCTGAACATCAGAAAGCCAAAGTCAAAGCAGGAGCTTGTAAAAGTAAGAGCATTGACTGTTGATGAACAGAAAAAGCTGATAGATGTTCTCAAAAGCGAGGATATACGCTATTCTGAACAAATGCTTTTATCAATGTTCACAGGAATGCGAATGGGAGAAATCAACGCTTTAGAAGTCAAAGATATTAACTTTAATGACCGTACAATAAAGATTTGTAAGACTGTCAGCAGAGGTCTTAACGGCAAAACATATATAAGCGGCTCAACAAAGACTAAAGCAGGTATGCGTACAATCTATTTTAATGATGATATGGCTGATTTTTTAAAACAGTGTATCGGAGATAAAAAAGACGGTCTTATATTTGCTTCAAGTGTGGATAAACTTGTCACAACTAATCAGGTAAATTATCAATACGCAAACACGCTGAAAAAGTATGATATACTTGATAAGAGTGTTTACGGAAAGGTTGATTTACATTCACTTCGTCACACATATGCAACAAGATGTATTGAATCAGGTATGCCTGCAAAGGTACTGCAAAATCTTCTCGGTCATACTGATATAAGAATTACGCTTGATACATACTGTGATGTTTTCCAAAAATACAGTATGGAAAATCTTGCTGTAGCTGACAGCTATATGAAGAGCAATAACATTGCAATAGTATGACTGTCCGAAAATGCACTGTCAACTTTACTGTCACACCATAAAAAGCCGATAAATAAGCCACTTGTCAGGGTTACCTGCACCAACAGCCGTTTCTTATGCAGGGACGGCTGTTTTCTACCACATTTTCGGTCTGTTTTATGGTGATTTTCAAAATATTTGAATTAATTTTGAATAAAAAACGAAAATTATGTTGACAAATCCGAAAATATGGTATATAATAATTAAGCTGTTGTTATTAAACAACATTTCGAGGTGTAGCTCAGTTTGGTAGAGTGCTTGGTTTGGGACCAAGATGCCGCAGGTTCAAGTCCTGTCACCTCGACCATAGAAAAAACCGCATTAGAAAGCCATTTTTAAGCTTTTTAGTGCGGTTATTTTTTTGCTTTTTATCTGCTAAAATACGCTAAAATACAAGAAAAACGGTTAAAAATGTTAGGCAAATGCAAGGCAGAAAAAGTTGTGATATTCACCTCACCTTTAATTTGTAAACTGTATCCGTGAGCTTGAAAGGATTGCAACAGCAAATAATAGCAAATAACAAACTCCCCTCACTCGCTTTTTACGGCGGATGAGGGGATTTTTTTTGCAATCATGTGTTTGTCAAGACATTAAGAATGTCCTTTAGGTTTTAATTAGCCGAGTGCCTTTTTTGCGTTGGCAATTTTGTTGTCTTTTGCTCGAATACCGTCATTGATGAGATGATAGATAGCATTGATGGTCTTCTCGCCAACGATACCGTCAACTGTGACTTTACCTGCTCTCTGTGCCTCTTTTACAGCTTTCAAAGTGCCGTCACCGAAACCGTTTGAATTATCGACTTTCGTCTTGATGATTCTCATATTGTATAAAGTAATCAACTGCTTCTTAAACGCAAGTGTTGCTGTATTGTGTGCGCCGTATTTAATCATTTCCTCATTCTCCTTATTTGATGTTTTACCGCCGAGTTGTGCGGTTACTTCGTCTGCAAGATTGCCGAGCCTGTTATAGAGCCAGTCACCAGGGCAAGATTTATTTGCAAACCACCTATGTACAGTCAAGACCATTTCGCCCGACTTCGGCGAATAATTTAAAGTCTTGTCCTCGTTACCAAACCAAAGCAGTTTAGTCTTGCCGTTACGCTTGCAAATGTCAACGCAAAGTGCAATAAGTTTGTTGTACACTTTACTGTTCATGGTGTACGGAGCTACTGTGTCGCTTGCACATTCGATTGTAACTGCACGCTGGTCATTTGCGTTTGATGAACTACACCAAGAGCGGTTGCTCTCATCGACACAGAGCAACACTCTGCCGTCATAGCCGATTCCGTAGTTACAGCTTGCCTCACAGGCTGTATTCATAAAGATGTTGCCGAGGGTTTCGACACTGCACTGACCTACAACACAGTGCGGAGTAATGCGGTCAATACTGTGTGTGCGTTTACCACTGTGGTTTGGACTTAATTTTGTGTAATTAACAAGTTTTGAATTACTCATAATTATTCCTCACTTTCGCAAATAATTTTTTTGTTTTCAAACTTTTTGTATGCGTCAAGATACATTTCGTTTTTATCGCCGTTGTATGTACATTCGTAGTACATACCGTCGTGTAATGTTGTGCTGATAAGGCATTTGTGGTTTTGCAAAGTCTTACACGACCACACTACAAAAGTGTCAAAATCAGGTGTATCATCTGACTTATCTATGTGATTTAACACATACTTGTTTACCTCAGATGTTGCAAACTTAATAAAATTTGCATTTGTCATAACTATTCCTCGCTTTCATCTGTTTTTACTTCGACTGTTGTCTTTAATCTCTTGACGATTGACACCAAAAATTTCGGCAATGGAATACCAATTTCAGAGAGGTTTTCTAAAATTGAAATCAACTCGTTGATGATAAACCAAATCGTAACAATCATGCCGATGCAGTAGTTAATCCGCAGGTCGATTCCGCAGTTGACAAGTGCCGAACTGATGAGATAGTCGGCAACAATACCGACCGCTACAGCTACGATATAGCCTACCTTTTTGATGATACCAGTTACCCCGACACGGCTGTTAAGCGTGTGGCTGATGTATGCCTGTGCCATTCCTGTTGCATAGTCGATGAGCATTACTGCAATCATCACAGCAAACGGCACAAGTAAGATGTTAAGATATGCGACAATTGCTCCGCACACAGTGGCAAATAATGCCTGTAAAATGTTTTCTTTCATTGTTTACACCTCGCTTTCTGTCGGCTCTTCAACGGTCAGGGCGTCGCCCCAGACTGCCATAACAGCGTTGTAGTATTCATCAGAGAGAACTTTTCTTATCTGTTCTCTGCCTGATTCATCATTCATATAGGCATTGCGGATGTTTCCGCCGACCTGCATTTCTTCACCGTTAAAGGTCAAAAACTGCTGTCTGAGTACCGACACGCTGTCCTTTGTGAGCATATCGAGTGTGATTTTTTCTTTAAGTTCCATAATTTTTACCTCCGTTATTTAATTTTGTACGAACAAATCACATTGATTTGTTCGCCGTCTGCAAATGTGTAAGCCGTCTTATCCTGTGACTGAAACTGCAACCAAGTGTTATTCTTAACTACTGCAAATTTAAAAAGCTTGCCGAGGTTTGAAATACCGACACAAAAAACATCATCCACAGAAATACATTTGTACGGCAAATTAATCAGCGGATATGTACTGTTTGCTCCAATCGTAACAGCGTTCATCGTAATTGTCGCATTGATGATTACAACATCACCGATTGTTTTGTAGGTACAGCTTGCACTTTTGATTTTATCGGTAATGGTTGAATAAGGTGTGAGCTTTGATGTACCGCTCTCTATGTTCGCTGAATCGTATTTACCGTCAAGTGAAGTTTGGGTTGTCTTTTCAAATGTCAAAATTTCGTCTGCAACCTCTGGGACGCCCTCTGCAACTTCATTCGGTAAGTAGATTGATTCTTTTTCGGCAATCATAATTTTGGACACCTTGAAAGTACCACTGTTATTAGTACCAAACCTAATCGTTATAAACGATGTATCATTGTTTGTGACAAATGTTCCTTTACCACGTGTTATTCTTACATTATTGGTACTGTTTCCGTTTAAAAATACAAAAGCATTGCTGTTATTGTTGTTTGTAAGCCAACAAATCCAATATTTAGTATTTGGTTTTACACTTATTTTCATTGTTTCGGGGAAAGGTGCGTACCAACCCATCGTAAAAGTGTCGTTTGATGTAGGGGTAGGGGTAATGGTAATTGATTTTTCGGCAAAGTTCAATTCATCAAGTGTGCCCCGATAAACTGGTGTAGTCAAACTCTGTAACCCTTTCGCCCAAGCATCAAAATCAAAAATGTTAGAGCTGTTAACAAGGTTAGCTTTGTTTGCCAGTGAGGTATCAACCTCTACCTTGTCAGCTTTTTCACCGAGCGAATTATCGGTTTCGACCTTTGAATAAACGGAATTGATATCGGCTTTGTCGCCGAGAAGCTTGTCCGTTTCTTCCGATGAGTAAAGTTCATTTGCTTTATAATAGTAAGCGTCAAGATATTCAATGCTCGGATAATTAGTGTTGCTGTCCGTAATGTCCGTTTTTGAAATCACCTTGTTTGAGTTGTCCTCTTTCGCTTTAAGAGCGTTGGCTACATCTGTTGCATTAGCCTTACCTGCAAGAGATGTTTCTGCCGTCTGCATTCGTGCCGACAACTGACTGACAGTGCTCTTCTCAGCTTTGTTGGTTACGGACGAATCAATCCCGTTAAGCCTTGCGTTGAGGCTTGAGGAGCTTCCTCTTGCGGTTTCGACTTCTGATTTTACGGTGGTTAAATCTGCCGTTGCGGTTTTGAGAGCCTCTTCAACAGCTGTAACCCCGTCTGTTGCCCGTTCAATCCCCTCATCCATATGGTTGAGGTTGTCGGCGTTAAGAGCAGGAACAGAGCCGTTCACAAAGACAATTTTATTGTATTTGTTCATTTTCTTTTACTTCCTTTCCTAATCGTTTTTCGCCCTTTGATGTGAGGGCAGTTATAAATCCGTTCATTTTCTTATTGAACACAAATGTTTCGATTGTCGGCAAATCTTCAAACGGAGTTTTAATTGTGTACTTATCGCCTGCCTCAAGCCACCAATACGAAAACAGCTTAATTTTTGTCGGGCGGTATTTATATACATCACCAAAAAAATTAACAGAATTATATTTTGTGCCGATATCACTTGCTGTTGTTCTGCACCTCATCAAAATGTTATCGGAAACATACCACGAAAAATCGTTACTGTTGCCATACAAAAACGCTTTTTTATCAGCAAACTTAGCACTGTACATACGGATAGGCTCAAGTTCGTAATCTTCAAAGGATAAATCTTTGTACGAATCGATTGTTTCAACGGAAGATTGAGAATACAGCCTTTTAAAACGCATTTTTCCGTCGGCATCTATAACGGCAAAGCTCAAAGTTAATTCTGCATAAGCTTGGATTAAATCTGACAAGGTAATGTCCTTTATAACCTTTTCCACGCAGGTATCATCAAATTTCAGCGGTACACTAAAGATAGATAAGCTCGGCGGTGAAACCCCTGTAATTGCATAATCTTTGGCAAATTCTGCGATTATTGAATAAAAGCTCTTAAAATTATCGTCTTTTTGATAGTGCGCATAACCATAAGCAAAACTGCCGTCCTCGTTCTCTTTGCCTGCAAACCACAAAGACATATCCACCTTTGACATATCATAAAAAGCGTCATAGGCTGTGATTTTGACGATGTTACGCTGTTTTTTATCTCTTTGAGCCGACTGAATTTTACCGTAGAAAACAGGACATTCAACCGTTCCTGTTTCAGCAGGACAAATAAGAGTATCTGACGGGTACAAATCATCTGACGGATACAGCTCTGATTCAAGATATGTTGCCGTTATGATGACCTGTACCGTCTTTCTTATCAAAGCCGAGCAATCATAATCAATGAGTTTCACGCTCATTTCAGAGGCTATGCAACCGCCGAATTTCAATTCTTTTTCAACGATTTCATTTTCAAGTGAAAAGCTGTCAAGCACGATACTTTCGCCGGTTATATCCTCAAAACTACCGTCAGGAGAATGCAGGGCAACGGTGTTGTAAAGTGTGTTCGTTTTCAGCTTATCAGCAATTTCTTTAGATACAAGCATTTTTAAGAATCACCCCTTAATACTCAATCAGCTCAACCGTAATCGGCTGATAGGTTATATCATTCTTTTCAGCATTCATTACGGTATATTCAATATCAGGAATATAAAAATAAGAGGTGTAATAGCTGTTCGTTTCATCGTTCCAATAAGTTACCCTGCACTTTCTCTGTAACTTATTTGCCATTGAGAGGTTGATAATCGACTGAAAATCAATCTTTTCGTCAAGATGAAGAATGTGAGTTGAAAACGAAATTTTTGTTTTGTAATTTGGCAGCGTTGCCCTTTGAAGCGTACCGTTCTGATCTCGTTCCGCAGAAGTTTCAAGTCGCTGATTCGGAGTTGATGAAAATGCGGTAATGTACTTATTCGGCATTATGTTGTTGCCGAATTTAAGCAAATAGCCGTTATAATTTGACATATCATTTCCCCCTTTATGCGAATGCGGATTTACCGTTGTGTCTGCGTCTGTAAAGCTCATCCTGTCTTATCATTTCTTCAAAAAGCGTTGAACCCTCAAGTTCTGCCGTAAACGAATAAGTGTTGCCGCCGTTATTGCGAAAGATAATGAACATTTCATAAATGCGTTTAAGCAGGTCAAGAATTTGTGTGAGAATCACTGTATCCTGACCGCCCGAATTGTCGAGCATACCCTGTAACTTGTTAAGAGGAGAAATAACCTCAGGGTTACCGCTGTTAGCACCTGCGTTATCGCCGACAACCGCAAGTGTCGGAGCTTTAACAATACCGCCTTTTGCAAATTTTCGTGCCGGTGATTCCGTGGGTTCTTCAAATCTCGGAATGAGAGGCGGATTTTCAGGCATTGAAAAACTCCAATCCTGTCCAAAAGCCGCTCCGATAATACCGGCTATTCCGCCGATTGAATTAACAACACCCGAAACGAAATTATAAATACCTGTCCACAACGCATTTATGCCGTCAATGATAGCGTTTATAATAAACTTAAACACGGCACAAATGCCGTCCCAAATACCTTTGAAGAAGTCGTAGATACCCTGCCATGCTTTTTTCCAATCGCCTGAGAAAACACCTGTAATGAAGTCAATTAGACCGCCGAATGTTTTCTGTATAGAGGTAACCAACCCACCGATAAATGTAAACACATTATCAAACACCCTTTTTACGGCATTGAAAACATTCTGAAATATAGGTCCCCAAAAACTGACAAGCCAGTTTACAAACGGTGACAGGAAGTTATTCCACACGGTTGAAACACAGTCTGCAACCTTGCCGAAGAAGTTTATTGCACCCTCAAAAACAGGCTTCAGCCAGTTTTCCCAAGCTGACTTTACTATTGCTACGATAAAATCCCACGCAGGCTTAATCCATTGATTGTAAACATTCATCAGGGTTGTGCCAATGTTGGTAAACATATTGCAGATATTCTGAAAAATCTGCTGTCCGTTGCCGTTCCACCAATTACTGATAATTGTTCCGATATCTCCGAAAATTTGACCGATAAAGTTAAACACATCTGCAAACTGCAATTGTAAATTTTCGAGAAATTCAGTGATTGTTGCACCGTCATTTTCAGTCCATTCAACAAGGCTTTCGGTTGCAGTTGAAAACGCACCCGAAACAACTTCGCCGACTGAGCCCGCAAAGGTTGTAAGATCGCTTAAAAGATTGGAAATTGATTCTTCCATTTGAGGGCGAACATTGTCAATTGCATTGCCTGCAAGTGTACCGAAATTATCAAAAAAGATTGAAAGGTTGTTATAGCCGTTTGTAAGATTGTTGCCTATGGTGTCTATAAAGCCGATAATCTTTTCCCTGTCTTTTGAAATCCACTTAGCAACACCGCCTGAAATGGTCTGAAACGACTTTCCGCCGATTGTCGCAACCGCTCCGAATGCAGAGCCGATTGCCCCGAGTTTTGCAGAACCGACCTTTTGCATTGTGCCGAATGCCTTTTGAACTATGGGAACAGCATTATCAAAAACGGTCTTGCAGTTCTTGCCTATAGCTGACCAGTCAACCTTGTTAATACCTTTCTGTACATTCTCGACAAAGCCTTTGAATCCGCTTTTTTCGTATAGATTTTTGAATGCCCCCGAAAGGTTTTTGCTTGTGTCCTTGACAACATTCTTTGCAACAGCTCCGCCCGATGAACCGCCCGATGAGCTTTTTGATGAAGATGTATCTGACTTTGAAGAACTATCGGTACTTGAAAGCACATTCAGCTTATCAAAGCCCGCAACACTTCTCTTTGCTTTTTCGGAACTTTTCTGAACATTATCAAGTGACTTTGAACTGTCATCTGCCGTATCCGTAAGGCTTTTGGCAGAATCGGACGCAGATTTGATATTGCTTGCGGTGTTGTTGCCTGTATCCCAGCCGAAGACCTTTGAAAGCGATTCAACCGCACCTTTGGCATATTCCGTTAAAGTTGCAAGTGCGGAACTCAACCGCTTTACAACCTGAGTTGCCACCTGAAGAATAGGCTGACCGACTACGGCAAGGAGCTGTTTCCAACTTTCTCTGAGGTTGCCTGTTACATTCTCCCAACCGTCTGCTTCACGGCTTGCCTGTCCCATAGCACCCGAAAGCTGATTAGCGTCCTTAACCATTTGCAAAAGCGTGAGCTGTTTCTGCGATTCCGACAAATCCATAAATGACTTGCCATACAACTTATTAGCCGCCGCATTTCGTGTGGTTTCAGTACAGGACAAACCGAGTGCGGCATCATTTTCAAAGTTGCCTTTGAGAAACGATTTCAGGCTTTCTGCGGTGTCTTCAAGCGAACGGTCATAATATGCGGCACTGTCGGCTGTTACCTGCAAAGCCTCCTGCATCATACCCAAAGCACTTGAACTGTCCATACCCGTAGTTTTTGCAAAGGCATAAATGCTTGTGCCGACACCCTGTAATCGGGTTTCAAGAATACCGCTTTGATCGGCAACGCTCTGAATGGCTGATTCTGCCTGCGACTGCATTGTACCGAATGTCTGCTCAAACTGCGAATTTGCCGCATTGACTTCCGCAGCCGATTCAATGCACTGCTGACCGAACTCCTTGATTTTGGCAACAGAAAAAGCGGCAACCACAGCCATTCCTATTTTCTTAAACGAAGATGAAACCGAATTGCTTAACTGCTCACCGCTGCCTTTGATGTTTGAAAACTCTTTCTCGGTTTTCTGAGAAACGCCCTCCGCAACCTTTGAAAAGGACTGTTTCATATCCGTGCTTACATTTTCAAAATCTTTTGAAAGACTTGAAAACGCCGAATCAAACTTTTTTGTAATTGAATCGGAAATCTTATGCAATGTTTTGGAAATATCATCACCTGTAAGCCTGACATCAAGCTCAATTTCACCCGCCTTTGTCGCCATATTCACCACTTCCTTTCATTTTAGATTCTTTAAAAACAGGCATAAAAACAGCGCACACCGCTATGATGTACGCTAATAAAATTTTGCAAAAGAACAGCCACCCCATTTGGAGTGGCTTTTTGTTTTAGTTGTTGAGTTCGTAGTATTTGATGTCGATTTTCGGAAGTGACACATTGTTGCCCATTACGGTTTCATATGTATAGTCGCCGTCACAAGTTCCCCAGAATGTGATTACATCATCTTCAAGGAGTTTGTCCGCACCGTCAGGAATTTCTACAGTTGCGTAGATTGTATCAGTCCACAATGGTTCATCAAGATACTCATTTTCTTCTTTGGTTATATTGATTCTCAGGTCAACCGAATCGCCCCAGCCTTCCTGAACCTGAATAATCTGACCTTCAAACTTGTAGTCATTACCTTTGTACTTGTCAGGGTTTCTTGAAAGAGTTTTAAAGTCGACTGTTTTGCAACCGTCTTTAAATTCTTTTTCAACCTTCTTCGGGTCTTTAGTAGGCTTTTCTGTTGCAACTTCTTTTGTGGTCGGTGCTTCTGTCGCTTTTTCAGTTGTTTTTTCTGAACTCTGATTTGCAACAGTAGTTTCCTGCTTTGATTTGTTTGAACCGCTGTTACCGTTAATTGCACCGTTTACACCGCCAACAATCATAATAGCAACAACGATAATAACCCAAAAATACCAACGCTTGTAAATTTTCTTCTTCGCATTTACAGGATTTACGGTTGCCGAGGTTGAATCGTTTCCGCCAAAGCCTGCACCGCACTTGTCGCAAAATTTTGCATCGTCCTTTAATTCGTTTCCGCAATGTGGACATTTCATAAACATACACTCTCCTTAATAAATTTGTTAGTGTATGTTACATTTTATCACTATATATTAACATTGTCAAGAATTTTGTAGATACAGTGAAAATTATGTACAAATTTACAGATTGGCAAAAAAGTTTTGAAATTCTGCAAGAACGGTGTTCATATCTTCGTCTGAACAGTGCTTTACATTCCTTGACCGCCATTTGTTGCGGATTTTATGCTGTGACGAAGTAAAGTTTTTCAAGACTTCTTTGTCGGTTTCAAGGCGAATTTGAACCGTTCTTGCAAGCGGTGTTTCGGGTCCTAAGCCTTGCAGAAGTGAGCAGAACTCATTCCAACTCATTTTAGCAAAATCCTTTGAATAAATGCTGACCCCGTACTCCGAGCGAAAGCTTGACACGATTAAATCAAAGTCATCAATCAAATCGTAGCCGGGGTCTGAGCTTCCCCCTCGTCAGTCAAATCGCCCTGTACAATTTTGGCAGATTCGCTGATAAGGGTGCTGAAATCGTGAATATTCAGCTGTAGCTTTTCAATCTTTTCCCTTTCGGATTCATCAAAAAGAAGATGATACATTTTGATAACATCTTTGTTCTTGCCGTTGCCGTCCTCAAAAATTGCCGCAAGTTTGAGAATTGAAACTGCGTCATTGTTGATTGCAAGGTCAACATTTTTAACTCTGACGCTCGGCTTTTCCTCAAAATTAAGCTTGTCTGTAATATCAATTAACTTTGACATAATCGTTCATTCCTTTCGTTTTTTAAGCGGCTGCTGTATATACGGGTTTACCGTTTGACATAACTTCAAATTCAAGCGGAGCAACACCCGTGCTTGCGCCTGCACCGTTTGATGTAACGGATACAACTGCATTTTTAAAGAGGACGGTTGCACCGTTGGGGAAGGTCCACATAAACGAAACTTCTGTCTTTCTGCCGTTTTCAAATGCAAGGGCGGCAATCTGGTCATTGCCTGCGTCACCGATTGTACGCTTGCCCTTTACCGAAATTGTGATTGACTTTGCTGTCATAAGCCTTGACTTCCAGCCCTCGTTTTCAAAGGCTGTCCATTCCTCGACACCGTTGTCAAATGCAACAGAAAATTCTTCGCAGTTAGCAATATTTGTCGTGGCGGATTCTGTTCCTGCCTTGCCAACCGCAAACTGATTTTCATAGCACGGGAATACTCCCGATTCAACTTTTGCCATAAAATTACTTCCTTTCGTAATAAAATTTAACTTCAATGACCTGCTCATACACACCCTTGTCGTCTGTTCCCACATCAACGGGTTCTTCCGTGAGCAGTTCGATTATATAGATTTTGTGTTCCTTAATTTCAACATTTTTAATGCCGTAAAGCGTTTCGTAAAGTCTGCGTGCAAACTCCTCGGTTTCTCTTGCGTTGTCGGTGTAATGGATAAGCAAAGACACGCTTATTGTATCGTAGGTGCTTTCACCGCCGATTGCCCTTGTGGGTGTTCCCGACTGCTTTAATGAATACACACCGATGGACCTGTCCTGCTTGTTGTCAAGCTTGCCGATGTAATAATGCTCGGCTGAGGTAACGCTTTTGAGCCAATCTCTGATGTCCGATAAGTAAATCAAAGTCCTGTATTTCTCCTATATATTTTAGTGAATGTTTGACTGCAAAAATTCTGCCGTGTACCGCCCTCAAGCCACGGTGAGAACCATTTACCGCCGGCGGCAATGTTTTCCTTACGGCTGAAATTATACTCGGGATGAAAATACAACCGCCTTGCATACGGAGTGCTTGACACAATTTTAACCGTGCCGTTCCAACTCTGCGCACAATCTTCAAAGGTATTTTCGTTCTGAAGATTACCCGTATCAAACGGCATTACCTGCGTGTTTTTCACCTGTTTAAGAAGTGCGTCACCTGTCTGTTCAAGAGCCTGTTGCTTTGCCTTGTCAAGCTGTTTTACAACAGGCATATTGAGTTTGATTTTTGATGATACCGAAAATCCCATTAAATCACATCCAATTCCGTAAAATTAACTGTACCGTCAGGGTTGCGGTGTTTTGTACCCTGTACGATACTTCGCTTCACACCGTCAAGGATTACAAAGCCACCGCTTAAAGTGGGGCTGTCGGGGGCAATATCGCCGTCAAAAAGCAAGACAGCCGACACCTGAACAATTTTCTGCTCTTTGGTATAGACCGTCTTTGCCTTTGACTGCACATTGCATACAGCATTGCCTCCGCAGCGGAGATTTGACGGATAAAGATTTTCGGAGGGATACAGATTTTTGCATTCAAACACGGTCAGGGGTGTTCCGTCTTCGGTAACACCCTCACCGTAGATTGTGACCTCGACAGGAGTTTTGCAGAACTGCTTTTTTACAAGTGACGGAAATTTCACGGTTTTCACGCACCTTTCAGATTGCAGGATAACAAAGTCCTGTTGATTTTAGCAACGCATAGAGGTCGGCAGGAATTGCCACTCCGCTGATACACATTAAATTCCAGCTTGCGCCAAATTCCATTGATGTACCGTTGATTGAATAGCTTTTCAGATAGGAAGAAATCATATCGGCATTTTCTTCTTCAAAAGCAGTAAGTCTGCCATGCACTCTGCCGATGATTCTCTTCTGCATTTCCGAAAGTTTTTCAAAATCAATGCGGTTAAAAGTCAGAACATCAATGTGTTCGGCAGAGATAATACTGTTTTCATCTCCACCCTGATGTTCAATGTAATCGGCATACATTACGCAACCGCCGTTGTGTCAACATCGGCATAAATGCTGTCAATTTTGCCGTCCTTGCCGTTCGGGAATACGAATGTGTCGGAAAGTGAACGGTTCTGATAGAGCCAGCCGTCACCCTCTGTGTGTGAGCCGGGAGCAAAGAAGTAAATGCTTGAAATCTTCGGAACAGTCTTGCAGGTTTCACCGCAGGCAACAAGAACATTGATTTTGTGAGCGCCTGTTGCAGGCTCAAAACCGCCGTCATCGGGGTTAAAGTTGAAATTATCGTAGAAACGCTCATCGTCAATAACCTCGATGATAGGGCAACCGTCAATCTCGGTCACTCTTGTTTCAATGCCGATACCGCCCTCTGCAATCTGTGTAAGCTCAATCTTGCGAGTGAACTCTGTTGACTGTTCAAGGCAGTCCATAATGTGAGATGTCACATAGGCAACAAGTGTGCCTCTTGCCTTGTATCTGCGGAGCTTGCCGGCAGAGAGAATTGTTTTGAGCTTTGAATAAGCGTTCTCCTTAGTCCACTCCGATGTCTTTGTTGAAGAATGGTAGCCGTCTGTTGCCTGAGCCTTTGCTGCAACCTTTGAGAAGAAAAGTGCGTCTGTTTCGGGAGCAACCTGTGTCTGCTCAAATGTCTTTGAAATGTTCTCAACTCTTGCAGTCGAATTTGTTTCATCAACATCTGCCTTATCCACAAGGAACTCAATATCTCTGTCGTGCTCGCAAGTGAAAGGAACATCTGTCTGTGTATATTTGCCTTTGTTCCAACCGCCGTTGCGATTGTGGTTCTTAAAGCCTGATGTGCTCATCTGTGTGAAGTGGAAAGTTCTTGCGCCAACCCACTTTACATTTGAAGTGATGAATGGTGATGTAAGTGTGCCCTGAACAAGAATTTCGAGCAGATCAGGGCTGAACTGCTCGGCATAGTTATTTGTGTTTGCCATGATTTTTTCAATCCTTTCTTTGGTTAAATATTAAATCTGTTCCATTTTTTGGTAGGAACATTTGCCTTTGGTTTTGTACCGTCCGATGTACCGTTGCCGTCACCGCCGATTTTCTTAACTCCTGTGCCGTTCTCGGCAGGTTTGCCCTTGAGTGCGGGAATATCGTCAAGCACCTTTTTAACAGCCTCTGTCAGCTTTTCCGCATTGACCTTGCCGTCTGTCACAGCTTTTGAAAAGTCTGCAATTTTAAGCACATACGGAACGGTTGCAATGTCAACGCCCTGTTTTACGGCTTCGAGGGTTGCCGACTGGTTGACTTCTGCCATAAGCTTTGCGTTGTTTGCAGATTCAACTTCCGACTGCATTTTTGCAAAGTCGGGAGTGTTCTTGGCTTTCTGCTTTTTAAAAGCACCGATAGCCTCTTTCATCTCATCGGCTGACAATCCCTGCTCCTTAAAATAAGACTTCAACACGGTGTCCTCTGTCACGCTTTGTTTGCCTGTAATAAGGCTTGCGAGCTTGTCGTAATCAAAGGCAGGAGCGTTTCCCTGCGGTGCAGGTGTCGGTTCATTGGGGGTTGGTGTTGGATTTGGTTCTGCCATTTTTTCATATCCTTTCAGTTTTTCGGGTGTCTCCCGTAATCAGTTTATAGAGTGTCTCTCTGTTTCAGTTTTGCACGGTGTCTCCCGTAGTTTAATGTCTTCGGACAATAAAAAAGCACCTTACATATTCGTAAAGTGCTTAATCCGCTTTTTCTGTTTTTTCTGTTTTAACTGCTTTGGCTCTCGGCTTTTTGGGAGCGTCAGGCTTGACCTCTTCTGCAAAACCACCGTCAATGAGTTCCTTTGCTCTCTGCTCGGAGCATTCAAAAACTTCATTCACAGGTCGGGTTACATAACCGTTCTGCCTGTCATTAAATGCTGTTGTTACTCTGATTTTCATTCTGTCACCACCTTTCTAAACCGGTCGAAATCGACGGGTTTAAATGCAAAAAGCACCCTATAATCAACATTGCTGTCGATTATAAAATGCTCAATTCGTAATTTTATGCTGTTTTTGTGAATTGCATATAACAAAACCGCCCTTTTTACGGAGCGGTTAGATTATGCCACTATCTTTTAGATATTGCATTTTTTGTTTCTCTCTAAGCTTACTGTAAAGTGCTTCAGCATCTTTAGCTTCTTGTGGAGCATCTTCACGCAAAGTGACATTTAAACCATTTGTTACAAGGTACGGCTTAAACGCATTCCATAGAGATTTTTGTTCTTCAGTTTGTATCAATCTCATACCATCATCACCCTAAAAGTTTGCTGACTCTGTACTCGTTATACACTTCATCCATAGCTTTATCTTTTAAGCATTCAAAAGCATACTCACTTATATCCTCTATATTATAACCGTTATTTATCAATTTTTCAACCTTTGGAGCATAAATTTTATTAAGGTAATCGCAATATTCAAAATAATCGTTAATACTTCCGAATTTTGCTCTGTAATTTTTAGCGTCTTGCCAATGAATCAGTTCGTGAAGAATTGTACTCAATCCGTCTTGCGGACAAGCCAAGTTTTCTTGTAAATCTGACAAATCACTTGTTGAAAAGTATGCTGAATTGACATTTAGAACATTCTGCATTGGCATATATGAAGCAATAGCATTTACTCGCATTTCTTCGGGAGTGACAATACAAATTTCAGGCTTTCCGCTTGTTTCAACCTCTCCGAGCATATCAAACGCTTTTCTCACTTGCATATCAAAATTATGAAGTTCTTTTCGTTTTAGCTTTACCTTATCTGAAATATAAACATTGTCACACAATGTATTTGCCTTGCGGGTATCAATTGTAATTGTTTCGCCCTCAATTTTGCGTTCAAAAGTTTTTGATATATCTTCTTCAAAAACAGGTCTGTAATATTTCTGTTCATTGGTGTTTAGTGAGAATTGCTTTGTCTTTTCTTCAAGCGTATTCGCCCTATCGTGCCACTCATCGGCTCGGGTTTGGGCAATGCGTTTATTGTCCTCATCAAGGCTGTATTCGGCACGGCGGTCAAAGCGTTCTGCCTGACGCTGTGCATACTGCTGTTTTTCCTCTATTCCTCGCTGACGGTCAAGCTCTTTGATTTCATCTTCAGACAGCGGTGCGTCCAAATCATCAAGTTCGGGATAATATGTACTTGTGCTGTCCTTACATCTCGGATGAAACAAACCGTTCTTGATTGCGGTTGAGAGAAGCGGATAGTTTCCGTCTGACTTTTTGCCGTTTGAATAAACATCGTCAATAAACACCTTGCCGATATATTTTGCACAATCGGGGCAACCGCCCTGTCTTGAGTTCACAACAACGAGGGATACTCCCCATTCGGCTCGCTTTTCGCCCTCACCACGCAGATAGGCTCTTTTGTTGGCTGTTTTAACCGCCATATCCGCATAATCCGAGAGCGTATGCCTTGCACCGTTTTTGTATTCCACACAATTAAGACCTGCGTTGAGCATATCTTTACAAGCCATATCAACGGCTTTTTCGTATGTAACCGCACCCGTGTTCATTGCAACCTGTGCGTTAAAAATCGCCTTGCGGTACTTGTCGTTGCTCATACGCAAAACTGCCGTTTCTGCCCTCTTTAAATCGTCTGTGGTCGATTTTATGAGTGTGTCAAGTTTACGGTCATTCACCTTAAAAAACTCGGCTGTGCTGTGTTCTGACGGCTTTTTCGGGGCTTTGAAGCCGTCCTTGACAGCTTCAAGAATTTCTGCCTCCTGACTTGCATTTCCGTCAGCTTTGGCGGTGCGAATCATCTCTTCAACCTTGCTGTTAATGGTTTTGAAACGCTTGCCAAATTTCTTTGCGTTGTGCTTACGGTACTCTTCAAGACTTTTGAGCTGTTCAGCCTGCCATTGTGTCCAACAAAAATTATTTTTATCTTCTTCAACTCTATGATTTTTAAAATTTCTTATCATTGATGATATTAGTTCATTTTCAATTTTTTCGAATGCTTTTGAAATATCATAGTCCATTAATAATATCCGTTTCACCTATCGAATAACAAGAAAGAAGAGGCTGTCACAAATTAACTGCCTCTTCTTTCTTGTTTAATTATATTTCCAAATAAAGCCATATGCGGTTTTTGTTTTTCCTCTACAACATTTTACGATATGACTTTTATCTATTCCCAATGTTTCGCCCGCAACAGTTACACTATCCCACACCCTTAATAGATTTCCGAATTTATCATATTGTTTAACACTCTTATTTTGTTTCTCTAATTTTGTTCCGTAATGGTTATTGTATAAACTGGTACACCACTCAAGATTATTCACATTATTATTTTCTTTATTTTCGTCCTTATGATTTACTTGTGGATAGTTATTAGGGTTAGGAATAAATGCTTTTGCAACCAATCTATGTGCTTTGTATGATGTATACTTACCAGTTAATGGATTTTTGATACTGGTAACTAAGTAACCATCTTTATCTTTTTGCCATTTAAGAATTTTATTGCTTTCCCATTCAGTAAATTGATTTCCATATTTTTTTGTTCTTTTCAAACGACCTAAATTACTGATTTGATAATCTCCATTTAGTTCTTCAATATCTTTCCAAATTTCGTTATCCATATCATTTAGCCGCCTTTCTTATTTCAGCTTTTGCGGATTTTATGCCTTGGGCATAGCCGAATACGAATGCATCACAAATCATATCAAATACACTTGAATTGGTACGATAAATCTCATTGACATTATCGCAGCCCATATCGTAGTATGGATTAATAGTGCCACGAACACTTTCGATTACCTTTTTTACACTCTTTACACAAGCCATAATAAAAACTCCTATCAATTGTTTTGTTTGACAGAAGTAATCTTAAATGATATAATAGATTTCAGATAGAGATACTTCTGTCGGTTTTTTTAGAGTGTTGCAAACTTTGGTCGGTGGGCAACACTCTATTTCTTTTTATCAATTTCAGCTTTAACTAAGGCAATACCTTTATGTACTACATCTGACTTAGTAATATTAAGACTTTTAGCACATTCTTCAAGGGTATTATATGTATCAGCTGATAATCTGATTTCAAACCTTTTATCACGCTTATCTTGCGTAGGTCTGCCTTTAGGACACATTCTTTACACCTGCCTTATTTTGTCCGTACATATATAATACATTATGTACGGACATTTGTCAGGGTTTAATTAGAAAAATTTTTAAAATCAAGTCCTGCCACATCGTCAAGCTCCGATTTTTCTTCTTCGCCTGCAATGCCCTGTTCTTCCTTAATTCTCTGCACCTCTTCGGCTTTCCAATCCTCCGACTTGCTGTCGCCGTAAAGCTCGTCAACCGAGGTTTCAACTGACATCAAACCGCCCTGTCTTGCTTTTGACACGGTTTCAACCTGACTTTCAAAGCTCGGATTTGCATATTCGCCGAAGTTTACGGATACTTCCAAGCCCTCAACAATACCCTTGCCGTTAAGTTCACCGTCTGCATTGAGTACAACTGCAACAAGGCTTTGAAGTGCGTTCTGCGTAATTTTCACAAGGTTCTGCCTTGTGTAAAGGGTTGTCTTTTCCTTTTCACGCTGAGCGTCTGCATTATCAAGCTTCTTCGTATCAATGCCGAGAGTTGACGGCGATATAATGCCCTGTAAGCAGAGGTCGAGGGCAGTAATGTATGAACTCAAATAACTTTCGTGCTGAATCTGCGGACTTTCGGTGTAAATCCTGTTGCCGTTGCCGTTTTCAGACATATCGTTGCCCACGGTGATAAATCGGTTGTCAAACGGATTTGGCGATATCGGCTGACAGGTTTCGGGATTTCTCGGAACAAGGCAATCAGGCACATACTGCTTTGTTCGGCAGGCTCTGAGTGCGTCCATCCACTGTGACCACACTTCATCAAGACTGTCGAAAGCGTCTGTTTTTATGCCGATAATGCCCGCACCTCTGCCCTTGTGGCACGATTTGCCGTAAAGGACAGGTACAGCCCACATATATGATTCGTCAAATGTAACGCCCTTTGAATCAATCCACGAAAGAGCGTCAACCGTGTGCAGGTCAATCTCTTTGCCGTTGTCATCGTACAAAGCATAGTGAATATAGCCGTAACCGTATGTTTCTTCAAAACGGTAACGGCGGTGTTTTTGCGTGTAATCGGTGTAAAACTTAACCTCTCGGATTCTGCCGCGCACATATGTAAAGTCGATGTTTTCGGCAGGATACCATTCAACAATCGGAACATCTGATACAGCCGTGTCAAAGCTGACCTTAAAAGCACCGTCACCGACAACACATAGGTCACGGAGCATTTGCTTAACCGTGTCTGACAATTTGTTCTGCTTTTCAATATCTTCCCAACGCTCAGCATAAGCGGTTGAATTTTTACTTGTAACATCTGTGCCGTTGTAGTCGGCAATTACGATATTCACAAGCGTTTCGCAGATGAGTGCCGGCAAACCCGTGTGTATTTTACGGATTTCAAGCCCCTCTGTGCTTTTTGCCGCCCAAAACATAGTTTTGTTTGTATCAATCTGCCTGTACAGCTCCGCAAGCTGTCTGCTGTTGCCCCAATACCAAATGCGATTGATAAAGCACTCGGTCAGATGATTGCTTGTTTCGGTAACGGTAATTGTTTTGTCGCTTGCAGGAGTAATCTGCAAAAAGTTTTTAATTCCCGATCTGATAGATTCAGCCATTCTGTTAATCAGCCCCATTTATTTCACTTCCAATAATATTTTTAAACGGCAGCCACGCATATTGACCGCTGTTAATGCAATGGTCGTGACCGTCCTCGGGTGTATTGTCTTTATCCTCTCGCCAGCTGTAAATTTCAAACTCGGCAATCGTGTTTTTACAATGTTCAAGCACAAAATAACAGTCGGTGGCAAGCCAGCCGAGTACAAGATTGATTCGGTCGATAATCTTCGTTTTCTTCCATGCATTTGCAAAGTCATAGACACAGCCGTGCTGTCGCTTATACTTTTGAAATTCGGTAATAGTCGCTTGGTCGGCGCTGTCAATAAAAGCCGTGCGTGCAAAGCCCCATTCATCACGGTTGCGGTCAAGAAAATCAATAAAATTCTTCACCGTGTCACTCGGGGCAATAGGTGTTTGCATTTCGGCATTGTTGTAAACTCTTTCATCAAGCTGAACACACTTACCGTGATTGGTAATGCCGTAAAATGTCATTGCGATAGTGTCAGGCGACTTCTGCGAATAGGCGGTATCAAGACCTGCGGTGAACTGAACAAAGTGTTCCGACTTGCGGTTACAGTTCAAAAACTTTCCTGCCCACTCTTTTGATTTGATGTGTCTTGCCCTCTCAAAATTCGGAAACACAAGCCCTGTTGCTCTGCCTCGCAAACCTAAGATTTTATTTTTATAGAGCTTTGTACCTTTCGGTGCAGAGTTCTTTTTCTTTTCAATCTGTTCAGGAGTAAGACTTAAATTGTCGGCAAAAGAAAAGAACCAATACCGCCAATTCGGTACAGGTTCTTCGGTAAGCTCCGCCGTAATCTCGGGAGGAATATCGTTTTCATATTTTTTAAAAGGACGGGAGCGGTTGACAAACTCCTTATACACAGGCAGGCTCGGATCATCGGGATTCAGCGTTGCAAGCATATAGTCATTACGGGTTGACATCTCTCGGATAAACTCGATATCAGCGGTGTTGATTTCGTCAATATAAACGCACCCAAACTGCGCACCGAGAACCATTTCCCACTTATCCCGACTGCTGTAACCGAGAATATAGATAATTTTGTCCTCAAACTTGATATGCGGCAGCTTGTAGTCCTTGTCGCCGTTGCCGCAATAGACAGCGTTGCGGTGCAAGTCGAGAATACCGTTGTCCTGCTGAATTATAGTTTCCTCAGCCTTGCCCGTAGTTTTGGCGGCAATTGCGTGAAGCTTCTTCGGCGACTGCGACACCATTCGCATAAACTTAACGCCTGCTCCGACGGTAGTTTTGCCGGACGCTGTAGTTCCTTCAAGAAATTCAGCCGACACATTTGTTGTGTTGATAAAGTCGATATACTTTTGTGACAACGGGAATTTGTTACTCACTCAATCCCTCACCACCCAACTGTCTGAACACATCGGATAGTTTTTCGGACTGCTCAACCTTTGCGTCAACCTTAACGGTGTATTCACCCGTCATCTTGTTGAGCGTGTCAATCGCCCTGATTCTGTCGGAGGTGTCCTGCCCGTCATTCCTTGCAATGTCGGACAAAGCAACCTGTCTGTCCTTTGCACTCATAATGCGCTCATCTTTGAGCTTATCGGAAAGCTCCTTGATGTATTTTGAAACTCCAACATTCTCCAACAATTCATATGCTCTTGCGTTTGCGTAATTTTCTGAATATCCTGCCTGTATCGCACTCTGAACGGTGTTACCGCTCTGCGCATAATATTCCGCAAACTTCCTCTGTCTTGCATTTAATTTGTCTTTCACGGTATCACCGCCCTTTCTTTTCCCTCACAACACAAAACCGCCCACAGCTGGAACTATGAGCGGTCTGTGCAATTTTTATCTTAGGAGAGTTCTACATATGTCCTGTTTGTCAAACTTTCATAATACCATTATACGCAGGGTGAGGGTGACATTCAATGACATTCCAAAATAATTTTACGAGAAATCGAACTTTTTTCGGAACGCCTGTAACGCTTCGCCGTGCAATCTCAGAGTATGCCTTACGCTCATTTCCATACTCTCGGCAATATCCTCCCACCTCTGACAATTTATGTAATACTCGGTCAAAATTGCAATGTAACGGTAATCGTCAAGTGCGTTGATTTTACTGCGGATTTCAGTTTTCAACCGCACAAGATTGTCAATTTCCCGATTGATTTCAGTCTGCAGGTCTGCAATCCTGTCAACAATCCGCATAGGGTCATTCACTCCTGATGTCTTAACAGGCTCGTTCTGCTTAACCGATACCTGTGCAATATTCAGCCTAAGTTTCGACAGCTCGTGTTCTTTCGTTCTGATCAGCTTATCCGAAACCCTGACCGAATATAAATAATCTTTAACCGTCAATCCGTATCTACCTCACTTTCAAGCCAATGTTTTGTACAGTCAATACAGCTGTTATTGAATCGCTTTTCCATAGGACAGCCGACATACGAAGTTCCATACGGGCAGTCGAAAAAATTCATACAACTCCGAGCCATTTCATCAATTGACATCTGTTTGATTTTTTCAAAGTTTGTCATTTTCTTCATCTCCTTCAAAATTAACAACTTTTCCGTTGTCGGTGTAATCTCGTTTGTCAAATTCAAGTTTCAGCTTGTCGATGACAACCCTGTCAATATGCTCCCAAAACACTTCATCAGTGTCGGAGTGTTCAATTATTTCGGTCATAGACTTTAGTGCCTTTGCACATCTGTCACGGCCAAAGCCGAAATCTTTATGCAAGGCATACAGCATTGTTTTAAATACTCTGCGCGTGATGTCTTTGTTTTCTTTTTCTCGGATCTGTTCATATGCGCTTTTTGCAATCCGTTCAGCTTCCTGTTTAAGCTGTTTCGGAATCTTAGGTGGTATTCTCGCTTTCATCGTTTGCTCTCCTTTCGTCAATCTTATCAAGTGCAGTTACAATCAACGAGCTTTTGGCTTTGGTGTCCATAAGCTCTGCCTGATAGTAAAACCGACCCGTTGTATTCCGTCTGATGATACAGCCTTTCAGAATGTATTCTGCTCCATTGTACAGCACGGTTCTTTCAAGGTTGCGTTTAACTTCCGAGATATTCACAGTTCTTCCACCTTGATGTAAATACCCGAAACCTCTGCCCAAAACTTTTCACATATCTCACTTGCAACAAGTGCGTCATCAGACCAAAAGCCGATAGCGGTCATACAGTCTTTTAGCATTTTTTGCAGATTGTCTGTATCGGGCTTTGTTATACGATATTCGCCGTCCTGATGTTTACCACGAGGGAAGCACCACTTTGTTATTAACCTGACACCCGACTTGTACGGGTCTGACGGTTTAAACTTTGCTAAATGTGACATGAGCTTTTCTCTTGCCTGTTTCACCTCGAGCGGATTGTAAAAAACAGGTTTGCCGTTTTTTACCATAACTTTATGTTCCTGTGCCGTTACGGTCGGCGGTATCATCGCCATAAAAAATTCAGTCTTCGTTGCATTCGATTTCATAATAATCAGCTCCGTGCCATACTTTTAATTTTGGGTCGTAAACTATGTATCCATTAGCGGCTACCTTATCCAATACATAACTTATCAACGCAGAATTTTTGGAAATCCACTTCATTACTTCGTCGTTGATATAACAATAATTCTCTCCATCTTTTCTTCGTTTTAGTGGAGGCATTCTTTTAGCGACTTTTAATCTTTTATCTTTTGAAGTCGATTTGCATTTTGCCATTTTTTACCATTCCTTTCTTAACTTTAAAATTTTGCTTTTAGTCACAGGTCAGGGGAAGGAGTTGTTGTGCGTAAGCTTCGCACAACTACTTCACCCCTGTGACCTTAGGGAACGGACATCGTTTATATATACGGTAGTATATATACTTTTTCTTTCCCTCGGAAAATCTCGAGAAAAAAGTCATTTTCCGTCATTTTTAGAAAAGGAAAATCTCGGGAAATTTTCCTTATTTTCCTTCACGGAAAGGGAAATTCTCGATAAAATTTTCCTTCCAAATTTGACGGAAAGGGAAAATTTATTCGACTTTTTCCTTTTCCTTTAATCCTGTTTTACCGCCGTCAACCCAAAATCCGCCGTGCTCTTTTAATCGATTTCGGACTGTTTTTTCGGTAACTCCAAGATATGTAGCAATGTCATTTATATCTGCCTGACCGTTATTTTCTTCTGCAGTAAACGCTGTCATAATAGATTCTGAGCGTTCTTTTTTGCGTTCCGATTCACTCTTTTTCTTACCGAAATTCTTCTTGTAAGGCGGGTTAAAATCGCCCTCAAAATTACAGTCTTTCAACACACCTGTTGTATCTGATTTGTGTATCGGATAATCAAACCAAAGATTAAGTGCATCAAATGTCGGAAACTCTCGCAGAGTACCCTCTATTCTCCACGCTGACATCCCTTTTACGGTTTTTTCGGCACGGGCAACATCTGACATCATCAGCTTAAAAGACTGTTCAGGAAGCGTTTTGCGTGCGATGTCAATCATATTATTTGCCATTACCAAATCGTCCTGCGAACACACTTCGCTGATTTGGTTAAAACGACCTATCCAGTCTTTGCAGATTTTACAGGTTCTTTCATCCTTTTGCTGCTTCATCAAATCTTCGCTGATTTCAAGCCTTGTAAGGTCAAGGAGTGCGTCAGGGTCACGGGCAAAAACACCCGAACCCGAAACTCTGTCCATTGACTTTTTACCGCCCTGAGCACCTTTGGAATGGTGGTGACAGTAGATTACCGCACATCCGATTTCTGTACACACCTTGTCAAACTGGTTGCAGAAGTGTGCCATTTGGTCTGCGCTGTTTTCGTCACCCGTGATAACCTTGTATATCGGGTCAATTACTACGGCTATAAAGTTGCCTTTCAGTGCTCTGCGAATAAGCATAGGTGCTAACTTATCCATAGGCACGGACTTGCCACGCAAGTTCCAAATATCAATCCTATTTAAGTTTTTGGGTTCAAGTCCTAACGCTTCATATACATCCTTGAATCTGTGAAAACAGGACGCACGGTCAAGTTCAAGATTCACATACAAGACATTGCCCTGCGCACACTTAAAGCCGAACCATTCTGTTCCCTCGGCAATTGCAATACACAATTCGATAAGACCAAATGACTTACCTGCTTTTGAGGGTCCGCCGAGGAGCATTTTATGTCCCTGTCGCAATACTCCCTCAATCAGAGGCGGAGCAAGTTCGGGAGGATTTTCAAAAAAATCTGCAAGGTTGTCAAGGTCGGGTAAGTCATCGTTAATGCTCTCCACCCAGTCTTTCCACTCGGCAAAGTCTGATTTACCGATGTTTGTGTCAATGATAAACTGCTTTTTGCCGTTGCGGATAACACCGGGCATACGGCTCAGCCTTGACGGATTGCGGTTCTGCTTGTCGATTTCAAAGCCGTTTTTATGGCATACATTGTAGAGATAATCAACCCTTTTGCGGTATTCGTCATAGTTTGCGGCATCAATCTTAACAATAGCGTGGACTGATTTTCCGCCCGAATAAACAAGCACCGCAACAGGCAGCTCAAGCTCTCTGATGATTGCATTTTGTTCTTCAAGAGCCATACAGTCAGATTCCACCAGAGCGTAACGATAATCGGTTACATTCTCGTTTTTAACACCCTTACCGTCCAATGGATTAAACCTTATCCACGCTCCTGCCTCGGGTTTGTAATCACCGAATACATTTGATATGTCACCGTTGCAGTTATTAAGTGCGGCAATAAGCTCACCTGCTGTACGGTCACAACTGCCTTGTGTTGGCGAATATTTAACCTTGCCGTTGTCATTTTTTTTATAAGTTTCAGTAACATAGCCTACATTTTCCGAGCTATCAAAGAGAGTTTCAATGTAGGTCACAATCTCATTTACCGGGTTCCAGTTTGTAGGCTCGTGAAACTTTACACCCTCACAGGTATTTACACCAATATCGCCCTTATCACCCTGCTCAAAAGCAATTTCGTCATTCCAGCCGAGTTCTTTCGATTCACGAAAAGTCATCCCCCTGTCTTTAGCCATTTGGATTATCGTGCCTGCTGTGACAGGTGAGGCAGAGCCGTTAAAGCTCTGCCATTTCTTTTCACACTCACCGTTGTGATATCGACTGTCTGCTCTGCTCCAATCGTCCCAGTCCTTTACGCTGTATCCCTCTTGTTTGAGTGCCATTCCGACATTTACCCAGTCTTGGTAGTCAAGCTCTGACGGACTGATGTATTCAAGTGCATTAAGTAAGTCCAACCGTATTCACCTCGCTTTGCGGTACATATGTTTTCGGGTTAATGTTTTTCGGAGTTCTCCAACCGTTTGCGGCAATCCTTGAAATCAAAGCTGACGCTTCGTCAAACTGCCATTTGCCCACGTGCTGAAAACCTCTGCTTTCAAGCATACGGATTTGTTTAGGTGTGGTTAAGCCCTCAATTCTTCGCTTTTCGAGCCTGTCAAGAATAAGTTTTGCTTTGCCGGCACTCTGGATTTCATCGGGGAATATTCCGAGCTTTTCAAGTTTTGCTTTCTGTTTGTCTGTAGGCGGAGAACACTCCCAGCCGAATGCCGGAACATATCCTGCAAGGTCCTGCGCCTGAATTGACATTTCGTACTGCAACGGATCTACAAGTTTGCGTTTGCGTGTTCGCATTTCCGCAAGCTGATTTGCAAGCGCCTCTTCACGCTGAGCAACAACATCTTCACTTGCTTTTTCCTCCGCTTCTTCAATGTCAATCGGATAACCTGCCTGTTCCGATAAGTTTTCGGTCATCTTTCGTGCGACTTCTTCGTTGTCGCAAATGAGATGTGCAGGTCTGCAAAGTTCGTGTCGCTCTGTGTGCCACAAAAAGTCGAGCAGCAAAAGCTCCGTCTTGTTTGGAGCAAGTCTTGTACCTCTGCCGACCATTTGGCAGTAAAGCCCACGCACCTTTGTGGGTCTTAAAACAACAACGCAGTCAACACTTGGGCAGTCCCAACCCTCGGTTAAAAGCATTGAGTTACACAAGACATTGTATTTATCGTTTTCAAAGTCCTGCAATATCTCTGCTCTGTCCTCGCTGTTACCGTTTACCTCTGCCGCTTTAAAGCCTTTTTCGTTCAAAATATCTCTAAATTTCTGCGATGTTTTTACAAGTGGTAAAAACACAACAGTTTTACGGTTCTTACAGTATTTTTTCATTTCCTCGGCAATCTGATAAAGATACGGATCAAGTGCCGTGTCAATGTCGCTTGCTTTAAAATCTCCTGCCTGTGTGGCAACTCCCGAAAGGTCAAGTGTAAGCGGTATTGTCACAGCTTTAATCGGTGACAGATACCCCTCTTTGATAGCCTTAGGGAGTGTGTATTCATACGCAAGCGAATCAAATACTGCTCCTAAATTTTTCATATCTCCTCGGTCGGGTGTTGCGGTAACACCCAACACTTTTGCATTGTCAAAATGCTCAAGCACACGCTGATAGCTGTCGCTGATTGAGTGATGTGCTTCATCAATAATGATTGTGTCGAAATAATCGCTGTCAAAGTTTGACAGTCTTTTCTCACGCATAAGCGTCTGTACAGAGCCTACAACAACCCTGTTCCACGAACCTATGCAACTTTGCTCGGCTTTTTCAACCGACGAATTAAGCCCTGTTGCTTTTTGGATTTTGTCCGCCGCTTGGTCGAGCAATTCTCCACGGTGGGCAAGTATCAGCACCCTGTCACCTCGACGGACACATTCTTCGGTGATTTTTGCAAAAACTATCGTCTTGCCACAGCCTGTAGGCAAGACAAGTAATGTTTTTAGGTTGCCGCTTTCCCACTCGGAGAAAACGGCATTCTTTGCTTCATTCTGATACGGTCGAAGTTGCATTAAAAGCTACCCGGTGTCCAGTTATTCGGCATCGCAGTATTTGGCGTTGCAGGCTGTGTGTTATACTGTGGCGGATATGTAGGCTGTACATACTGCTGAGGTGCAGACTGTGCTACGGCAGGCGATATCGTTGTCACCTGCTCATCGTATGCATAAAAATACTTGATGTCATTTGTTACGCCCTCTGTGCCGTCATTCTTGACATATTTGTGGATGATAACCTGACATTTACCTTTCTTGCCGATAATGCCTGTCCAGTCCATACGGAGCGGTTCGCCGTGTTTTTTCATTGACACGGACAAAAAGAGCTGTGACAGCTTCCATTCAAGCGATGAGTGCAGTACGAAATTAACTGTAATTTCTCGCTTGTCATCTGCTCCCCACACATAAAAAGTCACTTTTGCCATATTACATGGTGGCAGTTTGCCTTTACCCTGTGAGCGAGCACGCTCAACCTTTGCTACTGTAAAATCATAATCACCCTCGGGGAGCGGTTCATAATTTCCGCCCTCTTCGGTTATTTCGTCGTTCCAACCAAATTCTCTATCCATTTATACATCTTCCTTTCTTATTCAAACGGTAAGTCACGGTTGCTCTGTATCACTTCAAACACTTTATTCCACGCTCCCACAAGGCAACCGTTAATAAATCGTGGGTCATAGTTTGTAATCGGTGTATCATAAGGGTAGTGTCCCTGTGTAAACACCGCCTGTCTGATTTCGCTTTCGTCAACTCCGTTAGCTCTCATAAGGTCGGCAAGAGTTTTTGGTATGCCCTCAGGAATATTGACAGATTTATCATTCTGTATCTGAGGTGTTGACAGTGGTACAGATTCGGGAGTTTTTTCAATTTGCGTAGTTTGTGGTACAGGCTGCGTCACAGGCTCTGCCTTAGGCGGCTGAGGTATCGGATTCTGCGGAACAGGAGCGTTATTTACAGGTGCAACATCATTAAAAATATGGGCAATGCCTGCATAGCTAAAGTCCATTTCTTCGGGCAGTCCGTGACGGTTCTTTGCGTCCCAACAAGGGTGATGAAGCGTGTACATCACTCTCCCTCCGCCCTGCGCTTTGTACTTTCTGCCGTCTTTGTCGGTCGCTACCGCTACTGTTTTATAATTTGCGAAAAGCACCATATCCGCCCATTCTTTTACAAGCGGAGAAATCTGTGAAGCAGTCTTTTTGCCGAGTTTAAGCTCCCAGCGGTCATATTCACCGATTTCATCAGGCTGTGAAAACTTGCGGAGCTGTGCGTGTGCGGTAAGCACAACATTGATACCTCTGTCAATCAAATCTTCAAGGCTGTTCAAAAATCTGCCGAACTCCTCTTTTTCGTAAACATATCCGTTTCCGTAACCGAAATCTTCAATACCTTTTTTGCCGTACTTTGAGCAAATATCATCAATGCAAAGCTGTTCTGCCCAGTCGATTGTATCAATAACAACCGTCTTGCATACAGTCGGATTGCTTTTGATATATTCAAGCTGACTCTTGAGCATCGTCCACGATGTCGGTTTATCCATTCTTGCAACATCAAGGTTTTTTGTACTACCCTCAGTGTCGATAAACAGAGGATTCGGAAACTGCGAAGCAAAAGTTGACTTGCCGATACCCTCGGGGCCGTAAATTACAACCTTTTGAGCCGACTTGATTTTACCTCTTGTGATGTTCATTATCTCACCCCCTGTACATCTGAAAAATTGATTTTATTGCCGTCAACATCAATGACAACATAGTCGATTGCGTAGTTGAGCAGTTCGTTTGTCAAATCCTGTATTGACTTGCCTGTCATACCTGCAATCAAAACAATTCTTGAATAGTTTTCAGGCATAATCTTGACCTTGGTATAACCGCAGGCAAGCTCTCTGTGCGGATTGCATTTGATTACACATTCATTTGTATTTGTTTTTGCTGTTGTTTTAGCTGTAGTTCTTGTAGCCATAATTAAAACTCTCCTTCTGTCCAAGTCGGTGTTGTAACAGGTGCGGTTGTTTCGGACTTAATATAACCGTCCTCAATGATGATTGAACATTCATCACCGTTTGAAACTCTTGTTGCAATAGCCTGCAATCCCTCTGATTCAAGCCATTTTGCAAAGTCTTTGAGTGTGTCGGTATCCATTTGTTCGAGCTTGTCAAGCAGGACAAATCCGCATTTGGGATTGAGCTTGCGAACAATTGCCGTAGCGACACGAAGCTGTTCCGAACCGCTCATGTTGTCCCACTTAAAACCGTTATATGTAAGCTCGCCATTTTCAACCGATAAGCCGTCAAGGGGCAAGTTTGCGTTGTTGAGCAAGTCATATTTTGTTTTGCGGATTTCTTCAAGCTGTGCCGTCATATCGGCGTACTTGCCGTAATATTCCTTTGCATCATCATCAGCTTTAGCTTTATCGAGGTTGGCTCTGACTTTGCGGTTAATTTCGTCAATCTCGGTAATGTTTCTTTCAAGCTCTGCCGTGCTTTCATCGTGCAGTTCGGCAACGGTCTTTCTGCTCTGTTCAAGCTGTGCAAGCACTTTTGTAAGTTCGGAATTGTATTTTCTCAAATCCTCGTTAAGCCTGTTGATTTCGCTCTGCAAATTGTTGGCACGGCTTTCAAGGTTATCTTTTTCTGCTCTCAGGCGGTTATTTTCACCGTTGCGTGCAAGAATTTCCTGCTGTTTATTGATAAATTCCGAGGCTGACACAGGTTCGTTCGGCACGCCTTCGTATTCGGGCATTTCGGCGGCAAACTTTTTCTTTTGGTCTGCAATCTGACCGATAGCACGGCGTTCGTTATACACCTGTGTTTCCTGCGTTTCAAGCTCGTAAACTCTGTTGCCTACACCGATAATCTGCAAAAGCGTGTCAGCCTTTTCCTTGCCGGTTGCATTCATAAATTTCGGCAGGTCAAGAGCAAAGTTACTGACAAATGCGTCAAGCAAAGCCTGTCCGCCTTTGTTGCCTGCGGTGTCAATTACTTTAAGACTGCTGTTCTTACCGCTACGCTCCACAACAATACCGTTTGAAAGCTTGATTTTGAGGTGTGGCGGAATTGTTGAACCCTCACGGTACGGAGCAGACGGAGCGAAACGATTACCGCCGAGAGCCCACGCAATTGCGTCAAGAACAGATGTCTTGCCCTGTCCGTTTTTACCGCCCAACACGGTAAGTCCGTTTTCGGTCGGTTCATAAGCAACCGCCTTTACTCTTTTTACATTTTCGATTTCAAAAGCTGATATTTTTACTGACATATTAAAGTCCTCCTTGACAATTCGCTTAAAATTGTCTATCATTTAATTAAGGTATTTTTCTTTGTCCGTTGAGGCTTTGTGGAGCTTCAGCGGATTTTTCTTTGCAATTGCAATTAATATTTAACATTGATATAATCCAACACCCTTGCCCAGCCGTATCTTTCGCCTGTTTTATCATCTGTGCAGCAGTTATACATCCAATACTCCCACTCTTTAGGATTTTGCTCTTTAAGTAAGTCAAATCTATGAGGGCGCTTTTCCAAGTGCAAACCAAATCCGCACATTGAGCAACCTGTTCTTTGAGCTTTGGTTGTGTACAAAGTACCATCTTCTTGCCTCTCGATTTTTCCATATATTTCGGGAACAGGAACATTTAAATCAAGAGCAAGTTGCAAAATGTCCTGTCTGTTAAAAATCGCAAACGGTGCTGATCTGATTGTAGATTTACCAAAATAATTACAACCATTTATCATTAAGGATTTAGCTCTTCTTCCGCCTTCGGAAGCCATCAAGCCAAGATAAGGCACGCTGTTATGTTCTTTTGCCCAAGTGTTACAAGGCTTTTCTTTTAGATAATAGCAGCATTTTGATGACACTTTGAAATTTGGAATTTGGTAATTTGTACCCTCTTCATTGTTCGCATAACCGCCGAACTTTTCAAGCCATTTTTGCGACATTTTCATACGACTGTTTTTTTGATAACCGCCATAGGCCCCTGTTTCGCCTGTTACAATAGCGTGTCGAACAGTTTTGTTTTTTTCGGTCGGATTTGCAAGTAATTCAATCTTGGCGGCAATTTCTTTTGATAAGACAGGAAATCCAAACTCCTGAATTATATCCTGTTTAGTCCAGCGGTGTTCTTTTCCTGCACTGTCAACATAACGAACTGATGGCTTTAACCTTTCAATTCCGAGCTCTTTATGTATTTTTTGAATACTCGAATTTTCAAGATAAGAAACGCTGATTCCTGGGGCATGGATTCCGATCGACTTTAAAAAGATAAATAATGTAATGCTATCAAGACCGCCGACCGAAACGTGATAGTTTAATTCTCGTCTATCGCATTCTTCAGCAAATTCTCTCGCTCTGATAGTTGCATACTTAACTTTAAATTCATAATCCTGTTTTTGCTTAACAATGAAATCAGAGATTTTTCTCTGTCCGTCAATTCTTTCCATTCGTTCAAAAACATTTTCTTTCATTTCTTCACCCCCACACATTCAAAATTGAATACTTCGGATTCAGGCGTTTCAAGGGCTTTGAGCTTGCGTTTTAGCTCTCTGTTCTCGTGACGATAACCGCTTGACGCTGTTTTTTCGAGTGCAAGGTCTGTTCTTGCGTTTCTCAGTTCAATGCTGAGATGTCTGTTCTCTGCTCTGAGGTTTTCCACATCTTTGAGCAGTTTTCTGCGTGTCGGGTAGTTTCTTAAATGCCACATTTGTTAATGCTCCTTTATGTATTGTCTGATTTCTTCCTTATCAAATCGCCAAAGCTTTCCAATTTTGTGGGCAGGAAGAACGCCCCTTTGTGCAAGCCGTGTTGTGTAATCAACATTAAGTGCAAGCAACCGTGCCACATACGGCACATCAATAATCACAGGCACTTCATCCCAATTGACGATAGGTCTTTCTCTCGGCATATGTACACCTCCTTAGTCACCTACAATCTTAACCAAGGTCAGGCTGTCCTCAATCAAAGTACGAACAACGCTTGACATTTTCTTGCCGGTTCTGTTGCAAATCTCGGTAAGAACCTTAACGGTTTCATCTGATACGCAGGCTGAAACCACATTAGAACCTGCGGTTGATTTGTCTGCAAAAATTACTATCTGACCTTTATCGTTTAACATATAAAATCCTCCTAAAAATAAATATTACTCATCATCTGATTTTGGGAAATGATAATGATAGATTGTGTTGCCGTTAATATCAGTTTCAATTGTGCAGTCACCTCTGTAATCGCTTTTCAGCAGATTCATAAATTCTGCGATTTCATCGGGTGTGCCTGTTATCTGCATTGTTCTCACCTGCTTTCTGTTTTACCTATCTTGATTTCTACACCTAAAGCCGTTAAGAGCCTGTCGGCATTTTCAAGAGAAATGCTCTTTTTGCCTTTTTCCCAATACTGAATAGCTCTTTTGGTAAAGCCTGATTTCTTAGCAAGCTCACTTTGCGAAAAGCCTTTTTGTTTTCTACTTTCTCTCAAAAATTTGCTAAATTCTTTAATATGCATTGATTTCACAACCTTTTTATGTTATACTATATTTAGTGGTGAACCCCAATTCACTAACTATATATAGAAAGTGAGGTGAAATTAATATGAATCATTCATCACTTAAGAAAAGTTTAATAATAGCTATGTCTTGTGTTCCGGAAGTCGAAGGTTTAGAAAAAAACGACTTGATATTAACAACTTCTGCTGGAATCATTTCAGGCAAATTACCTTCTGAGCAGGAAATAGACGATGAAAAATCTTTGTACGGCGTTTTATATAAGATTTGCAATAATACTAAAGAAGAATACTTAAAAAATATTTCTTCTACAGATTCCGAACCTGTAATTGTTGGTAATGATGGTTACATAATTTTAAAAGATGTAAAAATAAGGTCAACATCATCCAATACAATTACTCATATGCCCTTTATGGTTGTATTCTACGACCAAATCATCGGCGTTACTGTTGGAAATATTAACTGATGTTATTTTTGTTTGCTGACTTTGTACTTGCGATACAAGGTCAGCAATTTCTTTTGATGTACCTTTTACTGTTATTTCCACTTTATCTCACCTCCTCACGCTGTTTTCTGTGAATAAAGCAATGTGTTATTGTTTTAAACGACCTTGTATGGTAATATTAAACAAAGGAGTGGTACATATGCTTGATAAGAAATGCAGAAAGATTGTAAAATGCTGTTTAAAATATTATCCTGACGAAAGAATTATTCAAACAACAGATTTACAAAAACACCTAAATTTCAGCAAGATTGAAATACGCTATTGCTGTCAGAGATTGAATAAATTAGGTTTCTTTGATTCATTTCAAACTTCAATAGAAGACACGGTTCATTTTGTTCCGAGTTATAAATTGTTTAATTATAAAGAACACGAAAGAACGAAGATTAAAGAGTTTTTGATAAACTCCGTAGCAATACCCGTCATCGTGTCAACACTATCAAGCATACTAATAACGCTGATAACACTGATGATATCAGGGATACTGCAATAGATGTAAAAATCGGGTGTTTCATTAACCATTCAGGGATAAACACCTTATCTCACCCCCCTTAGTTATTAGCTTTATCACGCTTTAAGCGTAATTCAGAGCCAAAAAAAATAAAATCAATCGGGAAATCGTAAAGTTCACCGATTTTATGAACCATATCCCAGTCAGGAACATTAGCACCACTTTCGTAGTTTTGAAGAGTTCTTTCATTGATTTTAAGTCTTGAAGCGGCTTCTTTCTGCGAATATCCTGCATTTACTCTTGCCGCCGCAAGTGTGATTTTAGGATAATTAACTTTGGTGTTGAGCATTTCATCACCTCCTTACAGCTCTAATGATATCACGCTAAAAGCGTAATGTCAAGCTAAAAACGAAATATTTTTAAAAATATCTTGATTTTTTTACGCTTTTAGTGTATGATTTAGATAAATAAAAGGTAGGTGTTCAATATGACAGATAACAGTGAAATGAACAAAAAGATATTCGCTAAAAATTTCAATTATTATCTTGCCATAAATAATAAAACTCAGGCTGATATTGTTTCAGACTTAAAAATCACAGCCTCAACAGTTTCAGACTGGGCAAATGCAAAGAAGTATCCACGAGTAGATAAAATGCAAATGCTTGCAGATTATTTCGGAATACTTAAATCGGATCTGACGGAAGAACACGCAACATCAAAACTTACTGATGATATAGAACTTCAGGAATACCTTGAAGAACTTAAAAACAGAAGTGAAATGCGTATGCTGTTCAGCCTTGCAAAAGGTGCTACAAAAGAAGATGTTGAAAAAGCTGTTCGTATCATTGAGGCATTGCAAAAGGATGAATGATTATTGGGCGATATTTATATTAGAGGAATCGAACTGCCGCTGACTGTTAAAGGTGTTACTGTTGTGGATTCAGACGGTAATTTCAATGTTTACATAAATATTTTATTAAGTCATGCTGTTCAGCAAAAAGCAACAAAACACGAATTGAAACATATTAAATCAGAACACTTTTATGATTATGAGCCTGTTGTTTATAACGAACTTGAGGCTAATGCAATTTAGATAAGCAAAAATAACGACGTCACCCGTGTTCAAATCCTCGGTCTTGTAAAAGAAGTCAGTAAATCGTTACAGTGAGAAAAGCTGTTTTACTGTAACAGTTAAATTTGTAAAAATATATTGATTTTGTGAATTTATCGGTGTATAATTATATTCAATTCGTAAAAACAGCCTATTTTTACGAATTGCTTTTCTGATATATGCGTATAATTGTTAAATTACGGCATATAATACTTATTGGAGAGGTGATACATTTGGGGTATAAATCTTTAGATAAGCTGTTTTATTCTGACAAAGAAAATTATGAAAAAATTTACAACGAAAGGTATAAAAGCGAATACGCAGTACACTTAGATTTTCTGATACACGATAACCCTGCTTTTTTTGTGATGATACCCGAATTTATTACGAAAATTCGTGACATTTATAAAACCGATAAGCAAATCAAAGCTTTAAGGGATTCATTACCCGAAAAAGCAATTGACCATTTCGCTATCAGATGTTTGGTTGATGAAATTGTAAAGACAAATGATATTGAAGGTGTTTACAGCTCAAGAAGAGAAATTAACAGTGTCTTGTCAGAACTGGAAACAAAGAGCCATGGGAAGCGTTTTATGGGGCTTGTGCAAAAATATCTTATGTTGCAAAAAAATGAAACTATGTCCTTTGACACCTGCGAAGATATCCGCAACCTGTACAATGATTTAGTATATTTTGAAATCGAAGAAGATAACCCGTCTGATTTGCCTGACGGTAAAATCTTCAGAAAAGATTCAACAAGCGTCCTCAGTGCAACGCAAAAAGAACTTCACAGAGGAGTTAATCCCGAAGAAAAAATTATAGAGTGTATGAATAAAGCGTTGGCAATACTTAATGACAAAAGCATTGAGTGTGTTTTCAGAATATCAATTTTTCATTACCTCTTTGGTTACATTCATCCTTTCTATGACGGCAACGGAAGAACATCCCGTTTCATCAGCAGTTACTTGTTGTCAAAAGAATTTGAATCAATTATCGGTTACAGAATGTCTTATTCTATTAAAGAGAACATAAACGATTACTACAAGGCATTCAAGGTGTGTAATGACCCGAAAAACAAGGGAGATTTAACTCCTTTTATAATTATGTTTACCGATATTATTGATGATTCGTTGCACAAGTTGGTGTACGCTTTGGAGAAAAGATTAGAGCAACTGACACATTACGGAAAGTGCATTATCTTTCTGCCTAAAGGCGCCGACGAAAAATATAGTAATCTGTATTTTTTGCTTATTCAGGCAAGTTTGTTTTCCGAAAGCGGAATAAGCACAAAGGAACTAATGGATGTTATGAAATTAAGCAGAAGTACAGTTACAAACAGGTTAAACACCCTGTCCGATTACGGTTTAATAATCAAAAAAACTTTAGGCAATATCCGTTGCTACAGTCTCGACATAAATAAAATAGATACAATAATGGAAGAGATAAATAAATAAATAAATAAAAAAACCGCCCTGACCTGTTGGCGCAAGTCGGAGCGGAAACCACCACACAGGGTGCAGTGATACTACTAAAAGCAATAATATTGTATCACACTCCCCTGAATTTTTCAAGTTTTGAATATCAGGGGATTTTTGCACCCTTTTTTCAAACAAAAGGAGTGTATTACATTATGAAAAAACGCAAAGACGGGCGCTATCAGAAGAACATCTATATCGGAAGAGATGAAAACGGTAAACGAAAGTACAAATCCGTATGTGGCACATCACGAAAAGAGGTTGAAACGCTTGCCGCCGAATTAAAACAAAAACTCGGCAAAGGCATAGATATCTCATCTGATGATACATACGGATGTTGGAAAAAACGCTGGCTAACGGTTCAGAGGTCACTGCAAACACCACAGCAATACAAAACACTTGAACGGTATCTCAAACATTTTGCAGAGCTTGAACCTTACAAAATCAACAAGCTGACAATTGCCGACTTTCAGGAAATCGTGTTCGACTTAGCCGCTAAGAACCCAACAACAGGCAAACCCACAGCGAAAAAATCGCTGAAAGAGTTCATCGCAACCGCAAGCCGAGTGTTTGAGTATGCCATTGAAAACCGAGCTATCGACTTCAACCCACTGAAATATGTCAAAATATCAAAGAATGCGGCAAAGAAGAAAGAACGCAGAGCCTTGTCGCCTGAAGAGCAAAAGCTAATAATCAACACTCCTCACAGAGGAAGATTGCCGGCAATGATTATGTTGCTTGCAGGACTGCGAAGAGGTGAATGCCTCGGCCTGCAATGGGCGGATATTGACTTGAAACGCAACAAAATAAATGTTCATCAGACTTTGGTTCTTGACGGAAACAATTCTTACATAAAAGCAGGAGCGAAAACAGAAGCAGGTGTCCGCAAGGTTGATATTCCGACCGTTCTGTCAGACTATCTGAAAAGCCTTGCACCCCACTCCCCATTTGATTATGTAGTCACAACCACCAAAGGCAAACTTATGACAAATTCAGCGTGGCGGAGATTGTGGGAGAGTTACATCAATTGCCTAAACCTCGAAGCATTCAATTCACAGCAAGGCAAAATTGTCGGCATTGCTCCACGCAGTAAATACTGCCCCGACGGTATTCCGCAGGTTATAGAACCGTTTACAGCTCATTGTCTTAGACACACCCACGCAACAAATCTTTTCTATTCGGGCTATGATATTCTCTACATTCAACACCAGTTAGGGCATACCAAACCCGAAACCACCTTGAACATTTACACGCATTTAATGCAAGATGATACTGAAGCACCTGCGAAAAAACTTGATGATTTTCTCAATCGTAAAATAAGCTAAAAAAATAAATGCAAGGCAAATGTTAGGCAACTGAACTTGAAAAGTCCGATAAACACTAAGTTTTTCACACATTTATTAAGTGGTTTGGGACCAAGATGCCGCAGGTTCAAGTCCTGTCACCTCGACCAAAAAAGGTGGTTTTTTAACCGCCTTTTATTTTTTGCCAAAATTACTTAAAATGCCTTAAAAGTGGCTTAAACACTGGGTTTTTGAGATTTTAAAAATTCAGTTGAGTAATTTTGAATTAAGTTAAAACAAAATAAAATGCAGTCAAACTTACTGTCAAACTTACTGTCATTTTAGTTTGCCTGCTGATTTTCAAGGAAACAAGATAATATATTTTTAAAATTTATTACATCGTAACACAAAAGATTTTTTATTTTGTTGATTACAGAGCATTCCCATACCATAACTATCCTCTATATTTTTGTTCTCAATTAACATTATACTTCATCCCCTACAAGTATTTCTCATTTTACCCTACTGATTTAAAAGCCTCTTCAGCTGTAGCATAAACATTTTCTGGTGCTATGCAAAACCACCTTTTATGAGTACATTCTTTGGTTGACTCGTTATATTCAGGTGTAAGCTCTACATCGAATTGAGAGTCAAAAGAACCAAATAAACCTACACTACATCTTAATACATCAGAAGTGTCTTTATCAATACAATAAACACTTCTATGTTCAAGTCTTGCCTTTTTAATATCTCTGATTTTCATTAAAATACCTCCTTTAAGTCCTGTATAATTTTTCTTCTTAGGGTTGAAGTCATTGCTATACCTATCAGGTGAGATTCTACTGTCGATAAAGAAATTTCTTCGTCCTTGATTGCTTTTGATAATACCCTTATGTATTTATTATAGTCAGGGTGCTTTATCGCCTCCTCGGCTGATAGGTGAAAAATATTCTTTAAATCCTCATCACCTACAAAACTACATATTGTCATCTTAATACCTCTTTTCTATTTTAAATATGATTACTTTTCTATTAAAAAGTGTACCACATATAAATCACAACCAGTAAACCTACTACTACTGAACAGATAAATAGTAGTACTCCAATATCCATATACTCTACAACCTTTCCTTTTATTTTATTATATTTTACCATATATTATAATTAAATTGAATACTTTCTTTAGTATAATATTATTTTTTAGCATAGAAAAAGAGGGTTCTTATGAACCCTCTCTTCCCAATAATTTTCTTTAAGGATTTATACTTGCTATCAAATTAATACCCTCTCACTTAGTTGATAGGAACTTTCTTATCCCAGTGATCATTTTCAGATACTTCCTCGTCGTAAGCTGGAGTGATTGTTTCGGTCCAGGCTGGAGTAATAACTTCTGTGTATGCTTCTTTCCAATGACCGTCTTCTACTGTCTTTGTGCCTGTCTGTACATATTCTTTCTCGTGGTGATATGCACCTGCACCATTTGTTTTTAATTCCCAAGTAAGATGTGTTTTTCTCTGGTTAGCATCTGTTAACTTCATACCGCAGTTATTACATACATCATATCCTACCCACTCATATACTGGTTCCTCGTGAGTACCTGTTACAATCCATTCTCTATCGTGATGTTTTGTCACAGCATCGTGATGTACTGTCACAGCATCGTGATGCTTATAGTACTTATATTTCTTAGCTGTCGTTTCAGCCTTTGATGACTCACTTGGCTTCGCTGGCTTCTGATTATTACTTGAAGAGTTGCTTGGCTTAGATGCTGGCTTCTTGTCGTTATCAGATGTATTTGTCTTTGAAGTGTTGTCTTTCTTTGATGATGTATTTTCTTTCTTTTCGGTGTTACCCTTGTTGCTGTTGTTTTTGTTAGATACTGTAGTTTTTACATCGTCAACCTTAACTGTAACTGTCTTACCGTCGCCAGTTTTTACTTCTACTTTGCCGTCTTTTACTTCGACTTTCTTACCATTCTTGTCTGTGATGTTGCCGTCTTTGTCGACTTTGATTTCACCCTTGTCTACCAAATCTTTAACTGCCTTTGGAACTGTAGTTTTAGGTACAGTTGTTGGAACAGTTGATGTTTGTACGGTTGAAGATATTACTGACGGTTCTGTCGGTTCTTTCTCAGCGTTACAGCCTGCAAGAATGCTTATGCCGACTGCTGATATGCCTGCAAGTATTGTAGCACCGCAGACAACGGCAATTACCTTTGTTTTTACTGTCGCAGTTGCTGTTGCCTTTACGATAGATGAAACTGTTGACTTTGCACCTGTTGCAATGCCTTTTGTTGCAGAGGTTGCAAGTGTCTGTCCGTTCGGGAGCTTGATTGTAATGTTCGGTACTGCAAGGCTCTTTGCTTCTTCCTTGAAAATAGTTGTAAAGAAAGGTACAACAACAAC